TACGTCTGGACGACGCTGGATTCGTTACTGAGGTAGCTGAGAAGAAAGTAATCAGTAACCAGGCCACTGTTGGCATGTACTATTGGAAGTCTGGTGCAGAGTATGTTCGTCATGCTCGACAAATGATAGCCAAGAACATCAGAGTCAATAACGAGTTCTATGTTGCACCAGTATACAATGAACTCATAGGCTCTGGAGGTAAGGTCAGAGTCAAAGAAATACAGTCCATGTGGGGACTGGGAACACCCGAGGATCTAAATTATTTTTTGAAGGAACATCCATAACATGAGTGATGACACATACGCGTTTAGAAATTACAAGTACATGGTAGATGCCGCTCCTTATCAACCAGGCTACGAAGGCGCCGCGGTTGGAAAACAGTCTGCTGAGGATGTAGAGAACATAGAATGGGTACCAACTGGCAAGTCGGAGGTTGTATGGTCCCAAATTTCAGGTATACCCTACAAGTATAACGAACGCAAACTATTGGAAGAAGTGCAGTCCTATGTAGATGCTACCTATGGTGAACACTATGCTCAAGGCAAAATTCAGACAACTGAGTTCATCATTGACATGGGCGACGGTATACCATTCACTCGAGGTAATGTCATAAAATATGCCCAACGATATGGCAAAAAGGGAGGCCGAAATAGAAAAGACCTATTGAAAATTTTACATTATGCCCTTATAATGTTACATGTACATGATTTGGAGACTAAACATGAAGATAAGTAATGACACCCTGCAGGTGCTGAAGAACTTTGCCAGCATCAATACCAACATTGTATTCAGACCTGGTCGGCAGTTGAGCACTATGTCAACGGCCAAGAACATCTTTGCCATTGCAGACATTGCCGAGGATATTCCACGCAATGTAGCGGTCTATGACCTGAACAGTCTGTTAGCCTTGCTGACTTTGGGCGAAGGTTCGGAGATTCAGTTCGGAGAGGAAAGCCTAAACATTGCCGTAGATGGTGGCGGTGAATTCGAATATTTCTATTCCGATGAGCGTCTGGTTACAGCACCACCAGCTGGCAAAAGCATTGAGCTGGATCAGCATTTTCAGTTCAAACTAAGTGCAGCTGATGTTCAGACAATCAGCAAAGCCATTGCAATTACTGCCAGCCCTAACCTGTTCGTGACCTGTGAATCTGGTCAGGTGACCCTGAGCGTTCAGGACAAAAAGAACAGTCGTGCTAATAGCTTCAGAAAGAAACTGGGACAGACTGATGTCGAAGATTTCAATGCCTTTATTGGTGTTGATATTTTCAAAATTATTCCTGATGCCTATACCGTGTCAGTAAGCAAGCGCAAATTCCTGCACTTCAAACATGATAGCAAGCCCATGCAATACTGGCTTGCCTGTGATCCAGATTCGACTTTTGCCTAATGAATTCGCAGCCCAGCAAAGCCGAAGAAAACATTCGCTATGTCGCTAGAATCATCAGCGAGCGCGAATGTGGATCTCAGGACCAATGGGAATATTATGTTCCACGAGCCTGGGAAGTAATTTTATTGGTCGAACAGTTAGGTTTTTTGAACAAGAAACGTTTCTGGGGTGAGTGAAGTAAAATAAATTATGGAGTTATTATGGAAATTCGTGATGACCAGTTTCTCTGGGTTGAAAAATATCGTCCTCGTAGACTTCAGGACTGTATCCTACCCGAGAGTTTACGTGTGCCCTTTGAGCAGCAGTTAGCCAAGGGTGAAATTCAGAACATGCTCCTGTGCGGTTCAGCAGGTACAGGTAAGACAACCATCGCTCGGGCTCTGTGCGAGGAGCTGGGTGCTGACTATATCATAATCAATGGTTCCGAGGAGTCGGGTATTGATGTTCTCAGAACCAAGATCAAGCAATTTGCCAGCACAGTTAGTTTTGGTGGCGGCACCAAGGTTGTGATCCTAGATGAGGCTGACTATCTGAATCCAAACAGTACTCAGCCAGCTTTGCGAGCATTCATCGAAGAGTTCAGTGCTAATTGCAGATTCATCTTTACCTGTAATTTCAAGAACAGAATCATTGCTCCCTTGCATAGTCGTTGTGCTGTGTTTGAGTTTAGGATTGCCAAGGACGAAAAGCCCAAGATTGCATCCAAGTTTTTCAACAGAGTCAAGTTTATTCTACAGAACGAAAACATCGAAGCCGACCTCAAGGTTGTAGCCCGAGTTGTTGAAAAGCATTTTCCTGACTATCGTCGAACACTAAATGAACTTCAGAAATATAGTGTGGCTGGTGTCATTGACAGTGGTATCCTGAACAATCTCAGCGATGCTAATTTTACTGAGCTAGTCAAGTCCTTGCAGGAAAAAGATTGGAAGGCCATGCGTCGCTGGGTTGTAGAGAACTCAGATACCGAGCCCAGCACAATCTTTAGAAAAATCTATGATGGACTTACTGACAGAGTGAGCACAGTACCACAATTGGTCATGCTTTTGGCTGACTATCAGTACAAGAGTGCTTTTGTTGTGGATCAGGAAATCAATCTTGTGGCTTGCCTGACCGAGGTCATGGCAACCATGGAATTCAAATCATGAAATTCTTTGACGATGAAGTAGCAGATCGTCCAGTCTATGTCGAAGAAAAGGTCAAAGAAGTCAAACTAAGTCCCTTTGACTGGAGCCGAGCAATCTGCGAAACCAAAGAGAATCTCATGGTAGATGAATTTGCGGAGAAGCAATACAATGCTTTCATGATAAATCGCAGCCTAAGCATGGGCTCGGATACAGTGATCTATGCCAATGAGATGAATTCGCGTGCTCATCTGGACCGTAAACTACAACATGACTTTCTTATAAATATCATAAGAGCCCGCAAAAGATTCAATAAATGGATCAAGGCCGAGGCTGTGGATGCAGTAGATGTCATCAAAGAATACTATGGTTATAGCACTGATAAAGCTCGCCAAGTTCTACCCCTACTCGCTGAAGCAGACATTGAAACTATGAAAAAAAGACTAAGAAAGGGTGGAATAAATGGCTGAAGACTTTTTCAAGATAGATTTCCCTGGCTACATGCCCTTGGAAATCAGTCTAAACCAGCCCGATGATTTTCTGAAAGTACGTGAAACTCTGACTCGCATTGGTGTGGCTTCAAGAAAAGATAACACATTATACCAGAGCTGCCATATCCTTCACAAGCAAGGACGTTACTTTATAGTGCATTTCAAAGAGCTGTTTGTTTTAGATGGAAAACCTGCTGATCTAACCGACAATGATCTAGAGAGACGTAATACAATTGCCAAGCTGCTGGTGGACTGGGGCCTGGTAAAAGTAGTTGATGCTGAAAGTATCAGACATCAGGCGCCGCTGAATCAGATCAAGGTGATTAGCTATCGTGACAAGAACAACTGGAAACTCGAAACCAAGTACAACATCGGTAAAAAGAAAACCGATCACAATCGAGTAGACTAACGAATTCCCTCGGGATGGGAACTAGCATGCCAGTGAAGGCTAGTAAAATATCCACTGGTGCCAACGCCACATGGGTTGGTAAATCACTAACTCTCGCTGAAAAGGAGAACTACTATGACACACCTAAAGGATGTATTCGGCCAAGACATGTTCAAAAACATGGATAAGTTCCTTGTTGGTTTTGACGACAGTTTTAGCCGCATGACCAAGTTTCACGAAGATCTAACCAAGAACGTTCCAAATTATCCTCCATACAATATCAAGAAAACAGCGGATAACAAGTATGTTATCGAAATGGCTGTAGCTGGCTTTGGTCAGAACGATATTGAAATTACTCTGGAAGATAACAAGCTCATCATCGAAGGCAAGGTAGCCAACGATGAAGATGCTGGTGACTATCTATGGAAAGGTATCGCTGCTCGTCATTTTACACGCACCTTCATGATTCAGGATGCTGTTGAAGTCAAGAACGCTGCATATCTAAATGGCATGCTTCGTATCTTTTTGGATCGTATCATACCTGAACACAAGAAAGTCAAAATTGAGGTGGAAACACCTGACACTAAACAATTCTTGCGTGAAGGCAAATAATGTTGGCTGCAACCTTTGTAATCCTATTAGCTCTGTGTTGTATTGTAGCTCTGGATGAACACCTAAGCTTCGTATCAGAACTAGGTGAAGAATGGGATTTCACTCAACCTTATCGTAAAAAGTAGTAAATAGGGGGCAATTTCGCCCCCTAACTTATATAAATACTGGAGTATATAATGAGTATCCGTATTGTCAAATTGACCTCTGGGGAAGAACTAATCGCTGACGTCACAGACGGCGCCACGACAAGCCTAGTTCTCAAAAAACCCGCAATGATTTCCCTCATGCCTTCACGAACCGATCCAAACCAAATCATGGTTGGTCTGTTACCATATGCACAGTATGCCCGAGACCATACAGTGGTGGTGGATCGAAGCTTCGTTGTCTGGCAAGAGACACCTGTAGACGAACTTTATAACCAATACAACACCATGTTTGGCTCGGGGATTCAATTAGTCTAACTAAGGAGAATTCATGCCTAAAAAAGCACTCGTCTATGGAGCAGGTGGCTTCATAGGTTCACACATGGTAAAATTCCTCAGACGCCAGGGATACTGGGTTCGAGGTGTCGATGTAAAGCGTCCTGATTTCGAGCCAACTGAGGCTCATGATTTTTGGCTTCAGGATCTCCGAGATGGTCGTGTTGTTGCCGAAAGTCTGAAGTGGCCTGGTGTTGAAGCTGGCGGTCCATATCGCGACTTCAATCTGATGTTCGACAAAGAAAGTTTCGACGAAATCTATCAGTTTGCCGCAGACATGGGTGGAGCAGGATACATCTTTACCAAAGAGCACGATGCAGACATCATGCACAACAGTGCTCTGATCAATCTAAATCTGCTGGGAGCCATACAGGAAAGAAACGAACGCAAGAAGCACAACATGACTCGTGTGTTCTATAGTTCCAGTGCCTGCATGTATCCAGCCTATAACCAGGAAGATCCAGACAATCCTAACTGTGCCGAGGACAGTGCCTATCCTGCAGAGCCAGATTCAGAATATGGCTGGGAAAAATTGTTCAGTGAACGCCTATATCTGGCCTTTGAACGCAATCATGGCATACCTGTAAGGATTGCACGCTACCACAATATCTTTGGTCCTCAGGGAACCTGGGATGGTGGTCGTGAAAAGGCACCTGCGGCTATCTGCAGAAAGATTGCTCAAAGCACTGGCGAGATTGAAGTCTGGGGAGATGGAAATCAGACACGTAGTTTCCTATACATCGATGAATGTATCGAAGGTACCTACAGACTCATGCACTCTAACTTCTCAGGTCCTGTGAACATTGGCAGCGATGAAATGGTTAGTATCAATCAGCTAGTAACCTATGTTGCCATGATCTCAGGCAAACCCATACAGAGGCATCATAACCTTGACGCCCCGCAGGGTGTTCGCGGTCGTAACAGTGACAACCGTCTGATCCAGGAAAAACTGGGCTGGGCACCAAGTAGTAAACTATATAATGGACTGGAGCGAACCTATGTCTGGATTCTCGGACAAATCAGAAAGCAGCAAACCTGATCCAACGCAATATATAAAATGGTTAGCAACTGCTCTGCTCATAGGCGGATCAGTTCTAACCAGCGGTAATTGGTTGTATCCTTTGAACGTAGTTCTATTCACTCTGGGCAATTTTGCCTGGATGACAGTCGGGTGGTTTTGGCGTGAATGGAGTCTAATTGTTCTGAACGCAGGAATCACTGTCATTTATCTAATCGGTCTGGCTATAAAATACTGGAGCTAACATGGCCAAACAAACAGGGGTTACTAATAAAAAGACTCACGAGTCAATCAGCAAACGAACAAGCCAGGGTGGCAAAATTCGTAGCAGCAGCCTGAATAAGTCTAAGAAACGCAGTTTCAAGCCCTATCGTGGACAGGGGAGATGATACATGAGCAAAGGCAGCAAGCAGCGGCCCCGTGACATAGATGATCGACAATTTGCAAATAACTGGGATCGTATCTTCAAGAAGCCCGATCCCTGTTATCCCGAACATGAAGTAACTCAGGCCGAAGATGAAGCCTGGACTGATATGCAGAAACGAAACAGAAAAGACAATGAGAATACTTGATTTCTTCATGGCATTGTTAGTCTTATTTGGACTAAGCCTTTTGGTTATTCCAATGTTTGGTATTATTATAGGTGTGATTTTTCATGGATAGTATTTTGATATGGGCAATTGTCCTGATTGGTGTTGCTCTAATTTTTGATTTTACAAATGGGTTTCATGATGCTGCAAACAGCATCGCTACTGTAGTTGCCACAGGTACTCTAACAGCCAAGCAAGCGGTCATCATGGCCGCAGTCTGTAATTTTGGCGTCATGTTTTTCATAACCTTCAAGGTTGCTGCAACCATAGGCAAGGGCATAGTATTACCACAATACATTACCCTGTTCACGGTTTTTGGTTGTCTGGCGGGTGCCATAGTCTGGAATCTCATAACCTGGTTGTTTGGTATGCCAACCAGCTCTAGTCATGCCCTTATTGGTGGCCTGGTAGGAGCTGCCTGGACAGCCAACGGTTGGGATGTAGTCCAGCAAGACAATCTCATAAAGATAGCTACTTTTATTGTAGCGGCTCCAATCATAGGCTTTGCCTTTGGTGCAGGAGTGAACACTGCTATTCGAAATATCTG